TCCGGTTAAGTTACGGTAACGTAACCGTAGCTTACTGCCCGGCCGGTAGTTGTCTTTTAATATTTTGCTTTGTTTTGTTTTTGGGCGTGTCGTCTGTTTGTTTGTGTTATATTGTAGTTATCAACTCCAAGGGAAAGGAAATAAAATGATTAACGATAAGATTATCAAGGATTACGTTGAGGACTACATTCTGAACAGTGACCAGTTTATCGATGATTTTGATGTTGACGCGATTGTCGAGAATCTGCATCATGTGGCTTTGGTCAATGACATGACCATTGAGGAATATGATGATTGTGATTCGTTTCCGGCCGATGATTTTACGGAAGCGTTCGAGGAAGCGTGAGCAGGAAGGGAGAATGATTGTGAGAGTGCATACATATATCGTTGTTGACTGGCCTTGTGCCGAATATCTCCAAGTGGAAACGCCGACTCGTAATTACCATGTAGTCCACGCCAAAGACTCTTATGAGGCTTTGCGTAGGGTCCTCCAGATTGAGGGAGTCATGCTTCACGCTTATGTTAACCAATTTTCTTCCCAGCGCAATGTTGGGGCCGGATATGTGGCTTATTATTATAATGTGGTGTATTGATATGTTTTTTTCGGTGCTTGTTATTTGCGCGTGCATTATTGGTGTTGTCGTCGTTTTTGGCATGGTTTGAGTGTTTTTAATCTGATAGGTGGTGATGTTATAATGGTTGGCATGATTGTTGCCGTCTGCATTCTTTCCGTGCTGTTTCTCACGATGGCGGTTACAGTGTTTTGCGAACTCCCGCGCAACGCGCGTGACGTTTTCTGTTTTTTGGTCATGCTTGCTGTGAGTGTGTCCATTGTGTTGGTTTTTATTTGTGGAATGTGATTAGAAAGGAAGAATAAAATGCGTTATGGTGATATTCGTGTCGGAAAATTCAACAGCCCTCACAGGGGGGGTGACGTGCGTATCGAATACTGCACGCATCAACAGTTGTTTTATCTGACGTATAACGTGGAGTTTCATACGCCTATCGGCTTGACCGATGGAGTCGCGCGGTGTGGCTATGATCCTACGAAGTCGAATGAAATACGTGCTATGGTGCTGGACGCTATGGATATCGCAGCCAAACCACTCAAGGACCGGGAGTAGTCATGTATTTTCGTGGTTGGATACACTCATGGATATGCGGCACGTGTCCGGACGCCGATAGTTATTGGCGTTTGCGTGCGTTTTGGGCTGGGAGGCAGCATAAGAGGAGCGCTACTAATCCGCCAAAACGCTGTCCTGTCCGGCAACTGTGGACGGCTATGTGGCTGTATGGTGACAGTGACTTCGTGGATGAACTGGAGTTTTGAAAGATGTATAGCACTTTTGTCGCGCTTGCATATCTGAGGGACGTGCATAAACCGCCTATCGAAGTCGGCTACGCGTCCTCGTACAAGGACGCGTCGGACTTGATTAAGCGGTGGGCAGCCATCCGCTCGCATGTGGAAAATATCGGATATTTTAAGATTGAGGAACGGTATTATGTTTAGGCGTGGCGATGATAGACGGCCTATCTATCGCATGCGTGACTTTGACGATGCGATCATGGAAAGCAAACGTATCGTCCGCGCCACGAAAGGCCATAAACGTGAGCTGAACTTGAAACGTTTCGACATGGGTTTTGGCGATTTCGAGACGTGCTGCCGTGCCGTGAACATGCTGTGCGAACTGTGGCGTGACACGCCTAGTGAGTGGTTTTCGCAAGCGGTTGTCATGGTGTCACAGATTGCGGGCGGATTGAGTACGTGGGACGGTTTGGCAAGCGCATTGTCTCGAACGTTCGACGTCGAATATTTGGACGGCTCTATTAATCCGCCTAACCTAATCGCATGGTGTGCCGTCTGCGCCGTCAAGGGTGGTACGTCATATGACTGTTGCACGATTTTCGACAACCCGCAAGCGCAAAACTTGATTGTCGCAGTGTTTAAAAATTTTGACAGACTGGACACGACACGATATAATGACATAGGATTGCAAAAAATCTTTGAACAGGAAAGGTAGAATCTCATGGCACGAACGAAAATCGAAATTTTCCGTACACGTGTTTATGCTGTGCTAAAGGGTATGGAATTGGTGGATGGCGATTTTATGGAGGCTGAACACGTTATCGACGGACGCTTGAAGGATGCACGCGCGTATTCGATTCGTGCGAAGAAATTGTTTCCGAATTTCATTCCGCGTTCCATTAACATTTTTTCGCAAAAAGTCTCCATGAACGAGGAAACTTTCTATAAGTATGCAACCTTTGAGGAACCGCAGAAGTGGAACCCTGAAGAGCATACAAAACGACACGCCGGCGTTGAAAATAATGAAGACGTGTGATATAAAAGATTTTAGGCATAAGCCTGAAAACAAAATAACAACAATCTAGGAAAGGTTAAACAATGGAAAACAATAATACCGCACTCGTCGCATTCAATACCGAGAACACCGAACTCGGCACCGTCCAGCACTTCATCGACACCTCGACTCGTGAAGGCAAAATCAAGCTCTACAGCGCATTGCAGAACGCGGAAAAGCTTGACGAACACCTTAACGAGCCGCTGAACATGACGAACGCCGTCGCTCAGGCGGTGCAGGTGACGGACGATCAGACGGGAGAAATCTCCAACACGGTGCGCGTTATTATCGTGACCGATGATAACAAGGCATACGCGGCCACTTCTCCGACTCTCGCCGCGGGATTGAATACAATGTTCGGCATTTTTGGCACGCCGAATACTTGGGCGGAACCGCTGTGCATCAAGGTGGTTGAACGCCGCTCTCGCCGTGGTTTCAAGTTTTTCAGCATTGAGCCGGTGGATGAGGAAGCCAAGTGAGCTTGCTATAATAACTGAGTAGCGTTCATTCATAGGGGGCACCCAATTTTTGGGTGCTCTTGCCATCTTAAGGACTGTGCCGTATGTCTCGGAAGCAAAAGCATGTCAAGGCACGTCAGGCCGCGCAAGCACGTGCCGCCCGCAATATCAAACAGCTTGGTACTTATTCGCACTCGAATCTCGCCAAAACCGCCGACAAACAACTAGTCAACATTGCAAAAACGCTGGGCAAGGAATGGGAACGGCAGAAGAAACAGGCTGTAGCGGAAGCGAAAGCAACACCGTATCATGCCGCCGAAGTTGAGAAACCGACGAAAAAAGATATCATGTTCGCCCAGCGCACGCCGATCACGGACGCGCAGATTGACGCAGAGCCGGTGGCGAAACGACGTAAACTGCTCAGACAGCAGCAGCGGAAAATCAATGCGGCACGACGGAAAATCAACGAATGGAACAAAGCTCAGGCCATGCCTGCGAAAAGCGTGTACGAACAGCGCGTGGCCGAAATCACCGGAACCACCGGCGAAAGTTTCGGACGTAATCAAATCATCCCCTCAAAGCTCACCGATTTCCTGCAAATGACCAACGTGTTAAGTGATGAGGCGTTCGTTCGCTCCCAATTGGAAAGCGGACACCGTAACGAACTGCTTGAGCAGATGCATGACGCCGCCGAAATACTGGGATTGCGCACGGAGCAGAAACGCAAACCGTCCAAAAAGCGGGGGACAGGCAAACAGGGTAAAGACTTGTATGGTGAGCATGAATGGCCGTCGTACATGAGTCGCGGACGTTATGAAGTTTTCGAGAAAATCCTAGCTACCACGCTTGGCTCGAAACGATTGAAACGATTCCGTCAATTGTCCGCCGCGCAAAAGAGGGCTTTTATCGAACAGACGGACGCACCTCGTATCGTGTTCGGCTGGACGGTATACGATCCAGTTCGGCACGGCTTCACGTCGATATTCCGCGATAACAGCAAGGGTTATCAGCGCTCACGGCGGCAGTTTGACCGGTGGTTGTCGGAAGCGGGCGCACTGGGAAAGTAGTAGACGGCAAACAAGGGAAGTTATGCCATGGCCATGCAAGACAAAAAAGTGGGATTATGGTGCTCAGATGACGTCATACGTTTTACGGACGGCACCGTCCTGCGTAATATCACCGCACCCAATCGCCTTTTGGCGTCCATCATGTCAGGCGGCAAACTCGCCGTCTACATGACCGACCCAGACGTTTTAGGCCCGTTCATGGCACACGTCGTACACTCCCTCCCCCGTAACGAACATAACTCTAACCTGAGTTGGGATGCGATAGTGTCGAAAAAAGGCAAATTTTTCAGCTTTACTGTACGCATCGACCGCGAAAATTCCGCACGATTTTTTGATATATCGAATCTTCTGCGGGAAAACTGTAAGCTTACCATGACCGACACGCAACTACTCAACATCCTGCGAGAATACGACAATCGGGGGCTGTGTAAAATCACGGCGGGCGGTGCAAGTATGGAAGCGTTCGCGTCCGGCGAGTGGAAATGGTATTACGACAAATTTCCACAGCTCGAACCGGAGGATAAAAAATCATTGCATGACGCCTATATAGGCGGTTTAATGCTGGTCAAGGAAGGGACGTATGGCAAGGCCGTCGACGTTGACTGCAATTCCATGTATCCATCCATATTACGAGACGAGTGGCTGCCGTGGAGCGAACCGGAACCATACGAAGGCAAATACATCCAAGATGACAATATGCCGTTGCATTGCGACGAACTTACGTTTCGCGCGGAACTCAAACCGAACGGATACCCCTTTCTGCTCGACAACCGCAGCGCGTACGGACTCAACCGCCTTACCTCAACTCGTGGATACGTCACGCGCGTCTTGACCGACATTGATCAAGAACTGCTCTACAAAAACTATGATGTGAGCGTCTACAAGCATGTAAGGGGGTGGAAATTCCGCCGCTCAAAAGGTTTCTTCCGTTCGTTCATTGACGAATGGGGGGAGCTGAAACAACAATCGACCGGCGAGAAACGGCAAATGGCGAAACTGATTATGAACGCGCTCGTAGGTAAAATGGCGAGTCTGCCAAAAGGCGCCGTCATGCTGCCAACCTCAAAAGACGGCATCACCTTGGACTGGGATGTCGCACAGCGTGAAGAATTGAATTTGAAAACCGACTACTTGCCCGTGCCGATATGGGTCAACGCGTATGCGCGCCGCAAGCTTATGACCGTGTGCCATGCGAACGCCGGCCGATTGCTGTATGCGAACACGGACGGGTGCATCCTATCCGGTTGGGAGCCGGTGAAATCGTGTGACATACACCCGACCGAATTAGGCAAGTGGAAAATCGCCGCACGATACGAAAAACTCACCATACTTGGCATGAACCGTTATCAAGGATGGCGGGATGACGGTGAAGTGGACGTCTGCATGGCCGGAAACATATTTGCGGAACCTATACCGTACGAGCGATTCCAACATGGAACACAAGTCATGGATGACTACGGCACAATGGTCATGCTATAATAATCGAGTCTTGTGAGCGTCGATTTTCGACTGGGAGCAACATGAGTCGGATTGCCACGGCTGAAAACGCCGCCGGCCATGAAATCATTGTCGCGGCGACAATGCCTTACGATTTTCAACTCGCGCTCTGATAGGACAGTTAGACCTCCGCGTGATTGCGGAGGTCATTTTATTTTCCTGCCGCATGATATAATTTTGATGGAAACACTACCAACGTAAGGAGTTTTGCATGGCAGATCCAAATACTGAAGGCGAGGAAACCACTACTCCGCCGCCGACCGAAGAGGAACAGCAGACGGAAACCGTGGATGACGAGGTTAAGCCGAAAGAACCGGAACCGGAGCCGTCCGAACCGGACGTAAGCGCGCGCCTTGACAGTATCGAAAAGGAATTGGCTGCACTCAAGGCCATGATGGACACGCTCGGCTACACCGAACCGGCACCGTCCGACAATGACGGCGACAACGACAGCGATAGCGAGTCAATCGAAGATCTGTTCGACTAAAAGAAAGGTATAAGCAATGTCTAACATTCGACCACTTGCAGGTAAAGGCGACGTTGAGATTTTCAACGCCGTCCGCTCCGCCACTAGCCCGCAGTTTCAGGTGCGTATCCCTTCCGCGACACAGGGCAATATCCGCAACGCGGTTGACACCATGCGCAACTTCCCCTACTTGCGTGATGAGTTTACCGGCGTACTCATTCAGCGCTTGATTGGCCTTTACATCCAACACGCAGACTGGGATGACCCGCTGAAGCTTATCGGCTCGCCGCGCACGCTCAAGCGCTACGGCTCCACTTACGAACAGGCCGCAGTCGGCTTGGTCAAGGCGCGCACGCGCAATTTCAACAAGGAATATTTGGGCGATGACGTGTATGGGCGCTACTCGCTTCCAACCGCTTCGATATTCCACCCCCTTACTTTCGACCATTATTACCCCGTCACCATTCCGGAAGACGCCTTGCTTACCGCGTTCGACGGCGAAAGTGGCATGTCTGATTACATTTCCGAGATTATGAACGCGCCTATCCTCTCGGATAGGAACGACATGTACTTGATGAAGACGCAGACGTTTGCCGAATACGCCCGCAAGGGTGGCTTCTATCGAGTGCATACCCCCGACGTTGGCAAGGCCGACTCGACCGAAGCTGACGCGAAGGGTCTACTGCGTCTTATCCAGCAGGTGGCGAACGAGCTCAAGGCGTCGCCGATGAGTGCCATGCCACGGTATAACGCAATGTCGTGGGTGACTCCGTGGCGTGATTCTGAAGCCATCCTCTTCGCCACTCCGCAGGTAATCGCCGCACTCAACGTCGAAGCCCTCGCCGCCGCATTCAACATCAATAAAGTCAACGTGCCGTATCGCATCATTCCGATTCCGGAAGACATGTTCGGTATCGGCGGACAGGGTGGCAAAGTTCAGGCAGTGCTGACCACGGAAGACTTCTTCTTCTGCTGGGACGAAATGCTGGAAACCACGAACTCCCCTGTCAATCCGATTGACGGCACGCGCAACATTTTCTACAAGCACAGGGGCAGCATTACCCCTAACCCGTTTGCCAACGCGATTTTGTTCTGGACTGGTGCCGGTTCCAGCAACACCGTGACGTTGCCTGACACGCTCACCACCTCCAAACCTGTTTTCGAACTGAAGGTGCAGAAGTATGGTCAGCCGTCCATCACTCCGCAGAACGTTTCTCGTGGTGGTTTGGTGCAGGTGGTGTCCACCATTTCCAGCACCAACGAAAGAGTGGCGACATTCCAGCCAATCGGCATCACATATGCGGTTGAGGGCGCCACCTCGCAGTTCACTTCGATTGACAACGACGGCATCCTGTGTTGCGGCCTTGATGAAACCGGCGAGAGTCTCAAGGTCACCGCTCAAGCCACCTATATTGATCCGGCGACACCTGAGATTGACCAGACGGTTTCCGCCGCGTTGGATGTGCCGGTCGTCGGCACTTGGGTCGGTGGGTTTAAGGTCGGCGCATTGAATCAGATCCACATTGACGGGTCAAGCACTGTCAAGCAAGGTGAGAGCATCAAACTGACCGCCTCGACTGTCATGTTCGACGGTACTAAGGTCGATGTCAGCAACATGGCCGATTGGACTGTGGATGCGCACGCCACAATCGATAAGACAGGCAAGGTTACAGGTACGAGCGCTGGAACTGCCAAAGTCTCGGCCAAGTTTGCAGGCGTGATAGGCCACAGGGATATCGCCGTCACCGCCTGATTTTTCGGACACAGGTAGAATGGGTGTAGCAAACGCTACGCCCATTCTTTTTTATAGGAGGATGAAAATGTCGGCAAACGATCTGCCCATCAACTTCAGTTACGCGCGATGGACGCCAAACACACGTTTTAAATTGTGTAATGTACCGTGGGATATGGGTTACAGGGATATAGTCAAATGGAGCAGGGAGGCTCAAAAAGAGTATTTTGACCGACTGGACGGCATCGAATTTTCGAACTGCACGATGGCTAAGTATGGTCTGCCGGTACGGTTGCCGATTCCGTTCGCTCAAGCGTCGAAATACAACTATTTGATCGCAACAAACGACTACGATTTCGACACCCCCCGTAGTTGGTATTATTTTGTCCAGACATGTGATTACATCAACGCAAGCACCACACAGCTGAACATCCAGCTTGACGTGTGGCAAAGTTTCCAGCATGACATCCAGCTTGGTAACGCGTACGTGGAGCGAGGGCATGTCGGCATTGCGAACGAAAACGCTTGGAAAGACTATGGCCGCACCTATCTCGACCTACCCGAAGGACTGGACACAGGTAAGGCAATGGTGGTCACAGGACAGCAATACAAGAGTCTGATTGGAGAGACGAACGGCTACACCACCTTCGGCGTGCTCGTAGTGTCCACTACGAAGCTGGACACTGACCCCGGAACGGCAACCGCGCCGAAAACCACGTGCGCGGACGGCAGCGCCTTTGAAAACCATACAAACGGCACCGCACTATACTATTTCTCGGACGCCTTGGACTTCCTTGCCGTGATGGGCGCGGGCGCTGAATATCCGTGGGTGACGCAGGGTATTTGCGGCATATACGCCATTCCTCAGCTTCCGGAAGCATTGTTGGAAAACCAGAGAAAACCGGGTGTGTTCTTCAACCATATGATTGACTGGCGTGGCGACTGCTACCGCTTGGAAATACGCCACAATGACGCTAAAAGCCGGTACGCCGACATCATCCATATCAAGGACTTCCGCGACAATTTCAGACTCCCCGAACGATACAAGTATCTCAAAAAATTCCGCACCGCGCCATACGCGGTATTGGAGTGCTCGTGTCTCAACGGCACCGTGATCACCTATAATCCAGAACAGATTCCAAGCGCTGACCTGACTATCCGAGAGTCGTGGGACTACGCTCCCCCTTCTCCGCGACTCAATTTCTACCCGCGCGGATACAACGCCGGAGATGTCAGCGAACAATCGCCATTGCCTAACAATTCCGGTCTTCCGATCGATTCGGGCGAAATGCTCAACGCAAGTTTCGGCGTCACCAATTTCCCCACCTTTATGACAGTCAACAACGGTAGTGCCCTCGCTCTAGCGAACAGCGCCTATACACGCCAATACGCTCAGCAAAGCGCCGATTGGTCATACCAGAAAACGCAAATGGGCATCAACAACGCCTACGCGCAAGCGCAACTCGGTACCCAGTACGCGAGTGCCCAAAACCGGCTCGGCACGTCGAACCGTAACGCCATGAATGCTATCAGCAACCAGTCTGCACAGATGGGCACCGATTTGACGCTGAAAAACCTCGGCTTCAACAACCAAATGTCACAGTTGAACACTATCGGCTCGGGCGTGGCGAACGCCGTTGGCTCAGCCGTCACGGGCAATATCGGCGGTGTGGCCGGCGCCATCGCAGGCACCGCGATCGGCGCATGGACAAACCAAATGACCTATGATAACAACGTTTCAACCGCGAACCAGCAATTGGCGAACACTCAGACTACCAACAACGCTTCGACTTCTCAAGCTAACGCTTACTCGCTTGCGCAAACCAACTTGAGCAATCAACAGACTATGCAGTTCGCGGATATGAACCGGCAGTTGGCCCAGGCCACCGCGCAAGGCGATTATGAAAACGCTATCGCAGGTATCAACGCCCAAGTGCAGCAGACGCAAACAGTGCCCCCTACCGCGTCCGGCGCTTTGGGCGGTGACGCGTTTAATTTGGCAAACGGGCTTATTGGTGTCATGGTGCGGTTCCGGCAGATACCGCCCGCCGCCATGCGCTCCATTGGCGAAGTGTGGCTAAGATACGGATACTATGTGCAAAGGTTCATGAAGCTGCCGGAAAATCTCATGGCAATGAGTAATTTCACTTACTGGAAACTCCACGAACTGTACATTCGTAGCTCGACGTGCCCTGAAGAGTACCGCCTGACAGTCAAAGGTATTTTTGAGTCGGGCGTGACGGTATGGACTGACCCTGACAAAATCGGCGTGATCGATTACGCGGATAATACGCCGCTATCAGGTATCGCATACTAGATATAATGGAGAAAGCATATTAAGCTCTCTCCATTATTTTTTAGGACGGTGACAATGGGTAAACGCAATAACGCGCGTAAGGCCGCGCACTGGGATAACCAAAGCGTGCTCGGCTCGATGTGGGGCAATTTGAATCTGCCTGAAATGAGACAATCCCTGCGTATTAACCAATATATGAAGCTGATTGAAATGTTGGCAGTGTCGCGTTTCAAATGGATTAATTTGCCTCCGTACATTGACGAACGATATTTGGAATTGACGCTGTTCGAAAACGGCCTAGCCCTCTTCTTCCCAGACGAACGCAAAGGCGTCCGCCGTTTCATGGTCACTTCGGGCAATATCGGCGGAGTCAATAATTACAACAATCCAACCAGTTTCCAGCCGGTAGCCACGAATTACTCACATCCGCAGATTGGCTCAAAGAAATGTGTGCCGATTTGGGATAATCAGCTGCGTTGCACCATGATCGATGTCATGTGGAATTATGCCACGCGATTGGCGATTGCAGACCGCGCGCTGGACGTGAACCTTGATAATATTTCGGTGCCGCTGATTATCGCCACGTCCGAGACGAATAAACTCACCGCACAGAATCTTATTAAGGCGCGAGAAGACGGAGACCCTTATATCTACGCGTATGACAGCGCGGATATTACCGGAATGTTTCAAACCTTTCCAAACATGACGCCCTTTATGGCGGATAAAATCATCACCACGAAAACGCAGATCTGGAACGAGCTTGTGAACTACCTCGGTATCGACAACAGTACGACGGAGAAGAAGGAGCGACTGCTTGAGTCGGAAGTGACTGCCGGAAACTCGCGTACCAATGTTTTTCGTCTGAGCTATCTTAAGGCGCGACAACAGGCGTGCGATACGATTAACCGGTTGTGGCCGCAAATGGCGGACTTAGGCAAGCCGATAAGCATTGAGTGGAACGACACCACTTCGGGCGGTTTGCTGGACGTTGACGGAAACAAGGAGGAAGAAAACTAATGGTGCAGGACTTGAGCATGTACGCTGTCAAGGACAGTATGGCGGATTATACGCTGACCCTTGGTAATTTGATAGACAGAGGGTTTAATACGGACGAAAAACTGCATTTAAGCTCGCAATATTATCCGATTTTCGACGAAAAATATAGGGCGAAATTGAACGAGAAAATCGTGGCACACTACGCACTACGCGAAATCGGATCGGAAACGCCGCAAATGTTCGTGTTTTATTTGGGGCGTACCATGCGGGAGCAGATGGACTATTTCAACCAGCTGTACTTGAGTGCGCAACGCAAGTTCGACCCCTTCATTACATCCGACATTCGGCAGGAAATGGATTCGACCAGCACGAACGAGTCCAGCGGAAAATCAAGCGGCACGCAATCGAATAAGTCAACGGCGAACAGCACGTCCGACACCACCGCCGATAATTCCAGCATGACTTTTAATTCGGAATTTCCTCAAACTCGCATTGATGACTTCCGAAAGTACGCCACCACCGCATCGCAGACGGACTCGACAGGCAACACACACACGGCGACTCAGCAGGACAGCACCGCCACCGCGTCCAGCACCAGCAACACGGATTACGCGCATTCGTCCGACAAAGGCAACAGCGTGTCGCATACGCTCGGCACGAGCGGTTCGCAGTCACAGCTTTTGCAGGATTGGCGTAACACCATGCTCAATATAGACATGCTGGTCATAAACTCTCTCGAAGACTTGTTTCTGGGCATGTGGGGAAGCGGTGACAATATGACCAACACGCCGCAGCTTTACAGTACTTCGTTAGCCTACAATCTCGGCCATTAGAGTATACTTAATACAGACAGTTAGGAGGAATGTATGAACGGAGTAAACCTATGCGCCGCACCGCTCGACATTGACCCGCGGCAGCGCTATTTCACCACCGTGCAACCGTTCTCATACCGTGATACGCTGACAGTGCTCGGTTACGTGCAGGAGGTGGCCGAACATGTAGACGAATTGCGCGAACAGCTAGACAATCTCGCAAAAGACGAAAACGCGGACATCGAAGCCATCAAGCAATTGATCGCCGGTTTTAATGAGCAGTTCGAGCGTATCAACAAAACCTTGGATGATTTGGAAAAGCAGGTTGGACAGTACGAAGACTCTGACTTGACCTATAATCCGACGCGAGGAAAATACGAGGACTCGAAAAACACTAACCGCGACATGTACCGCGAGCTTGCAGTGTTCGGCGCGCGCGTCAACCAGATGGCACAACTATCCGTGCCAATGGCCGCAGCGCACACGTGTCTTGAGTTCGCCGTGCTTGGTAATAAGACTATTTTTCACAATGATGAGCCGCGCATCACGCCACGCGACGTACGTGTAGAAGATGGCGATCCCGTCAGTCCGCTGACGGTGGAAAACCTCGCCAACGGCGTGGTGGAAAACAATTTCATGAAAACCGCAAAATAATAGGAAGGATTACGGCAAATGACCAGCAAAACCTCAAATTATAATCTTGAAAAGTATGATGCGACGGACGCGCCTAACCTTGAGGGGCAATACAATCGCTCAATGGACATCCTTGACACGACGCTGAAAACGCAGTCGGATAAGATTGACGCCATTCCGACACCGGAGTCACTTCCGGAAGGATTGAAGGCATTCGCCTCCGCTCTCGGATTGAGCGCCGCGAACGCCAACGCGCTCGGCACCGCACTCAACCATTTTCTCAACCGTGTTCCCGCAACCGGTGGCGGACAGTATACCGTCAAAAACCTCAGCAACACCAAAGTCACCGCGGAGGGTCTGCCGTTCGTTTCCACCACTGCTTCGGGGGATTGACGGTTATGTCAAACAGTCAGCAGACCACGCCCGTAGACTCCGCCGCATACGACGTGACGCGACATTGGGGACTACCTCTTTACAATGACGCGACACTTATGGACATGCGTGATGGATATAACCGCGCCATGCGCATGATCGATCAAGCGCTCACCCAATTGCAAACTCAAATTCGAGAGAAGGATTGATGAATGGCTACCGTATACACCAAAACCGACAATTACGGTTTGAACCTGTATGGCGACAATGACCCCGCCGACCTGAGGGACGGCTATAACGGCTCCATGCGCACTATCGATACGACTTTGGAAACGCATCTTAATCGCATCGAAGCCGTGGAGTCGCGTGAAACACACGACGAGGAAGTAGCCAAAGCACTGCTTGGCGACAATACCGTAGACGCCGCCACCACAGCTAAGACCAAGTGGAATAAGGCGAGTGCGGACGCCATCGAGGCGATGGCCGACGCCGCCACCGCAACCGGTAAAGCCAATGCGAACACCTCAATCCTCACTGCATTAGGTGCGGACACCACCGCTCACGCCACGGCAAATAAAACAAAGTGGGACAAAGCAAGCACTGATGCCACATCCGCAATCGGCAAGGCGGACACCGCAATCGGCAAAGCGGACACCGCAAGCGGCAAAGCGGACACCGCAAGCGGCAAAGCGGACACCGCAAACAGCAAGGCAGATGACAACAGCGCCATTCTTTCCGCGCTGGGTACGGATTCCACCGACCACGCCGCCGCCGCAAAAACCAAGTGGGACAAAGCAAGCGCCGACGTTGCGGACGTGGTGAAACGGGTCAATATCCTTACCGAACTGACTCATGAGAACATCATCGTAATTGGTGACAGTATTTCATACGGCACAGGAGCTTCGGCCACGTCAAAATCGTGGGCCAACCGACTAGGCGAGTATAGGGGCGCAACTGTTACTAATCTTGCGAAAAATGATGCCGGATACCTCAACGGACCAACCACGTTTGCGCAGCAACTTAAGGGTTTCACCGGCAACAAAGACGCCGTAACGCGCATCCTCATTGCCGGCGGCATCAATGACAAAACTCATGTGTCGGACGGTTCTACAACCGATTCGCTGCTCACCAACGCAGTATTATCGCTGCTGGATTATGCGCGCGCCAATTTCCCGCACGCGAAAATTCAAACCATTCCGACTATCTGCGGTTTCACCCCCCCGTCCATCTATAACAGTGGCGTCCTTAAGGCGCGCGACAGGATTATCGCCGCTTGCAACATGCGCCGCGTGCAGGTTATCCCATATGGCTGGGAGTGGATTAATGGAAACCGTGATTGGAGTTCCGGCGACGACGTGCACCCGAACGACGAAGGTAACGGCGTTCTACTCAGACTGATTTGTGAAGCGATGGACGGCGCAACCGTCCGAAATTCGTGGGACGGTTACGTTGCCGGACAGGACGCCCACGGAGAAATCACGCACTCGAAATTCCACGTAGACGGAGACACGGTGACATGCCACATCCAAGGCAAAGTAGTAGGAAATGCCGGCGCGTATGCAAGCGTCTTCCAAGTACCAGCCGCCGCCCGCAACGGCGGCGGAAACTACTTTATCCCAAACAGTCTTAACAAGTTGCTGTATTTGTCGTATGACAATGGAATTAGGGCTTGCAAAATTGGCACCACCACTGCGATTTCAAACGACACGGAAGTCTACCTGAGTTTCGCGACTCACATGGGATGACGCCCTACCAGTGATAGCCATACCGCCTATAATGGTGGTATGGCTATTACTTTCGACGAGTGGGTAAAACAGACACAAGGCCGATTTTGGGACATGGACGGGGCATATGGCGCACAGTGCTGGGACCTGTGGGCCAAGTATTGTATGGACTTATACGGCGCGTCCGTAAGCGATTGCATCACGCCAACCGGCTACGCGGAAGGCAACTACACGCGTTTCCCTACGAACGCGAAGATGGCTCAGATTTTCGAGAAGAAACCCGCCGACTATTCTCCCGTCAAAGGTGACGTGGCGTTTTGGAATTTTTCAAGTCAACACACCGGCTCGCACGTTTCCATCGTCATGGAGGACGGTGTGCATAACGGGCGTATTACTGTGTTGTCTCAAAACCCCAATCCGGCACAGCGTATGACGTTCGACCTAACCGCATTCTTAGGCTATCTGCATCCCAAAGCGCTTGGCGAGGGTGGTGGTACAACCTCGACGGAAAAGAACCCAACGGGCGACAATAGCCACGGTTCCGCCGACTCCGCACGTGGCGGGGCGTGGATACATTGGCAAGGCGACAACCTCTACTTACGCGAAACCGACAACACCGGAACGCGAACCCGCATCTTTTACAAAACAACGGCCAATAATTTTTCCGAAAAGGCGTCGCAATCCCAACCGTCCGGTGATAACGGTCAAGCGCATCCATCTGTCTCTTTATCGGCGGAGAACTCGTACGCCCTCTACGTGATCGGCACAGTTGAAGCGGGTCTTAGATGGGATGCAGTCGAGGCCGCGAACCTCCAAGGTATCGGGATAGCGCAATGGAGTTTCGAGCGACGATTGCAAGTGCTGAACGCCATGAAAGCCGCCGACCTAACCGGATACGAAGCGTTCAAGACGGCCGCGCCTGAGATCGCGGCACTCATGGAGTCAGGCGGCACGTTCAAACGCTCGCTCACCTCAGCGGAAGCGGCCGCATTCCGCGCGTGGGCGGGACGGAATGAGTCGCGTGACGGACAACGAAAACAGTTCGCGGAAGACTACATGGGCTACCCTGAACAGTACGATGACGTCAAACTTCAAATTTTGTGGGTGACTGCATACCATCAATCGCCCGCGAACGCGCTCAAGGTGCCGAAAGCATCGAACCTCACACAACTCAAAAGCAATATTCTAGCCACGTTCCCGTTCGGGCCGTACACGACACGGTATAATCAGGCATATTCGCTTTTAAGTGTTTGGGATGGCAAGTCTAATCCGCCCGCGTTCTAAAAGTGTGATATACTTAATAGTGGCGGTGATTATGTGATGACCTTTCCACTTTAAACAGCCGCCATGTTGATAGGTTGGTGGAGGGCGTGCGAGTCATGGCGCACGCCCTCCACTAGTTTAGGAGGGTTGCAGGCATGACATTACAGACGCTCGACGAGCACGATTATTACGATTTGCACAACTTGTTGACTCGAAACGCGCCGTGGAATTTTATAATCGGCGCACGTGGTCTAGGTAAGACGTTCGCCGCGAAGCGGTATGGCATCAAGGAATATCTCAAGCATGGCTATGAGTTCATTTATCTGCGCCGAACCGACGTGGAACAGCATAGGAAAGAGACGTTTTTCAAGGACATTCAAGAGTTCTTCCCCTCGTACGAATTTCGCGTGAACGGCGAAAAGGGGCAGATTCATAAGACGTCGTGGGATGAGAAGGATTGGCGGACATGCTGCTATTTTGTGGCCCTCTCGCAAGCGGGCGGACTCAAGTCAGTCGCCTATCCCAAAGTACACTTGATTATTTTCGACGAGATTTTCCCCGACAATCTGCGGTTTTTAAGCAATGAAGTGAACTCGTTCAGCGAGTTCTACAATACCGTTGATCGATGGCAGGATAGAACAAAAGTACTATTCCTTTCAAATGCTGTGCAAAAGGCCAATCCGTATTTCGCAAAATACCGGCTGGACATTGGAGCACAACGAACTAATCAACAGCAACACAAACTCTATTGCGGTGGCTTTATCTGTCTCGAACTAGCCGACTATGGCGGCTTCTCGGCAAAAGTTGCAAAGTCAAAGTTCGGCAGATTCTTGGAAAAGTATGATGGCGACTACGCCGACTATGCGATACGTAACAAATTCCGAGACGAGTCGGACACGTTAATTGCGCAGATACCACAAGATGGCGAGCTGTCATATGTGCTGGACACTGCCGATTATGCGCGTTTTGGTATTTGGATAACCGTTTCGGACACGGACGGGCGTGTTTCACAATATGTTTCACGGCGTATTCCTAAAGACAATAACCGGCCGACATATACGCTCGATCCTAGCCATGTTGACGAAAGAACGTGGTACGTCAAAAAGTCAGATGATATAATACGCCGACTCACAACCGGCTATCGACTTGGTAAAATAAGATTCGATGACTCACAAGTCAAAGCAGATTTTGGTTTGATAATCGGAGAACTGCTAGGAAAATAGGAAGAAACAGCAACAATGACAACAGCGGACGTATGGTGTACCATTGCAGTCGCGTTCTTCATCACCACCGACTACGTAACCGGCGTGGCAAAAGCCATCATGCAGGATAATCTCAGCTCAAAAAAAATGCGGGAGGGGCTAGGCCACAAGTTCGCCTATCTTATGCTTGTGCTGGTGGCATGGTTCATCGACGAAGTGAACCGGCATATCGATTTAGGACTGCCAATGTCCGTATTCGTCTGCACGGTCGGCGGAGTATGTCTAATCGAACTCACGTCAATCCTCGAAAACGTCACAGAAATCAATCCCGAATTAAAGAACGCGCCATTTATGCAGATTTTCGCTCAATCCACAAGTGGTAAACACAGGGCGGAATAATGGACGGCGTTAAATGGGTAGGCTCGCCAAACCACTACAATGGACGGGCCGGACATAAGGTGACACACATCACCCTCCATATTATGGCCGGTTTTCTGGCAGGTACCGATAGTGTGTTCTCACGTTCATCCAGTCAGGCGAGCGCGCACTACGGTATCGGAGCCAATGGCGAAATACATCAGTATGTTGGCGAAGCTAACGGGTCATGGTCAGATGCCAATTACGAATCGAACATGTCAACCATATCAATCGAACATGAGGGCGGTATAGCGCAAGCGGAATGCACGCAAGCATGTATCGACGCCAGTGCTCGACTTTGCGCCGATATAGCGCAACGTTACGGGTTAGGCATGTTATGGCATGACGGGACACGTGGCAACGTATGGCTGCATCGGGAAATTAGCGGCACCGACCACGCCACATGTCCAGACCTAGCACCAAACGGGCTACCATACCAGCAAGTAATCGACAAAGCCAACAGAATAATAGGAGGAGGTATAACAATGGCTAGCGCGGGGGATGATGTTTGGAACTGGGCATACAAGCCGGACGGAAAAAACGTCACACCGGGCGGCAACATGTACAATTTGCTTACCTATGAATTGCCGATACGCATTCGTGACGGCATCATGCAATATGACTTCAAAAACACCGCGCCGGGGGGCAACGTTTACAACACTCTTTGCTTTGAAATACCCGGAATGCTGAAACAACTCGCCAAAACAATCGAAGAACAGCAAAAGCAAATTAATGCGCTGACCGAAAAAATCGACAGACTGCAAAAATCTGACAAATAGCAACAGAGAATAAGTAAAGCCCCTAGGTTTACATCTAGGGGCTTATTTATTATTTGTCAGTCGCCGTTATCAATCGAAACAGTGTACTTGCGGCACGGGCGCCCCTTACGAGATAGTCCGCGAGCAGTCTCAACATAGTCGTAATCGTAGCTCAAGAAACATTCGACAATCGTAGCGAGTGCTGACTCGAACGTGACAACACTATCATCAACTGTACCATTATCGGAGACGATTCCGGCATATACACCTTTGATAATGACCTTATAAGAATTGTCAGGCTCGAACTCAATAACAGAGGCGTCAATATTAATCATTTTATTTTTCCTTTCCCTTGGAGTTGATAACTACAATATAACACAAACAAACAGACGACACGCCCAAAAACAAAACAAAGCAAAATATTAAAAGACAACTACCGGCCGGGCAGTAAGCTACGGTTACGTTACCGTAACTTAACCGGA